ATTGTTGTGGATTTAGTATTAAATATATGTTGCCTATGGGATTCCCCCTCAGGGAATCACTTACAGGTTTTCACTTAACACTACTGCTTCACTCTATTGGAGTATAGAAGCGACAACAATACAGAATATTGGTTCTCGAATGCAAGCGGTTTAATTAAAACAGAGTTACAAAATAAGTGCAGTAATAAAGATTTTTACTCACCAAGCCTGGAGAGATCTCAACCTCTCTACACGCAGGTAGATAGGAGGAAGGATCCCTCTTACAATCTACTCTTCATTTTTATAGCAATTTACTACAGACTTGAAACATTTGGGTTCGGACGAGAAAAAGGCAAGAGACCATTTACGTGAACATGAATGAGTATCGAACATGTGCACGCATGATCTCTTAGACTAGAGCTCTGCGCATTAAAGCTTGTTCTTTCTTCTTGCTGAATGAGCTAGAGCCCTAATCCTTTAATCCTAGATGTTTTGACTTACTTAAAGGTTTCGCAATCTCCCCAGACCTGCTGTAAGGAGACTCGAACCAAAAACCTCAAGGGGTTTTGATATCTATAGACCTGTTACCTATAGAAATCGAAACCCTGAGGACAGATGTTCAACCCTGAAAGTTTCATACTTAGTCTTGGTGGTTTACTACGTAAGCTTGTTTTCTATGATTATGAGTCATTATTACTGGAGTGCTTTTATTCATGCAGATTTAARCCTTATGCATAAACTATTTTACTGATATTCATCTGAATCTTCTCCACTTGGATCCGATTCATTACACATACACCAATCATAAGCCCTTGGATTCCATCGATCCTTTTTTTCTATATCAAGAGGGTGAAACACACTTCTCTTGGAAACATATTTATCTCCATTGGGTCGAGTTAACTTAAAACCGGCAGGTACGGCTTGACTAAGCCAACTTTGAATTGTTTCCCCAGTACTACTTTTAGTTAGTCTAGGAATCATACTGAACCAAGACTCAGTTTCCCATTCTTGTTCTTCATCTAATTCATCAAAGGGAAAGTCTGGATCATAATAATCCTTTTTATATTTTTTGGTCCACAACACCCTCTCCCCAGATCTTCCCTTTGGTGACCCCCATTCCTCCTTTGCTCTGGCATATGACATTGGAAGTCTACCTTCGGTAAAACTTAATTTTTCAATTACATGCAACACCTTTTGAAATTTTGTACTTTTCCATCTAATCACATCTGGAGTAAGAGCATTTCCTGAATAGTATTCTACCACGTCCTTTCTATATTCCCATTTTACATCCTTGCCTCTTTCTTCATATACAGGGGGTTTATATAGATCCCGGAGGCTATTTTCATGTCTAAGAGGGATACATTCAAAGCTGAAAGGATGTCTACATCTTAAACTTCTTATAAATGGATTACAAAGTTGATTAGAAGTTATTTTACATGGATAAACAATCATGGCACAAGTGGTTGACGAACAACACTGACCTTCCTCTGTTATCTTAAATCCATCATCTCCTCCACAAATAATTATTACAGTTGTATCTTCCCATGCCAACCAAGTTACACATCCCAATGGTGGAATAGGGAGAGTTTCACTCTGCCAATTTCCTCTTCTTCGTTCCCTCCAACGGAGAGGAGGGACTGGTTTGCAGTTCTGGTTGTAATAGCTCTGATAAAGCCGCCAGAGGGTGCATATGACTTGGCGTAAGCTGTGTCCACTGAGTGGGGTTGGGGAGAGTACCGGGATGTACAAGCTCTTCACAGGAATCTCGTAATAGTCTCCTTTTCCCTGTACACCACCGCAGGCCTGGATCTCTTCTTGGCTTGCGAATGTTAGGTCGTTCACTGTAATTATAGGCGTTATGGTGGAGATAGCGGCATGATGCATCGTGCCTCCTCAAAACACTTAAGGGACTAGAGGTATGTGGAGTTGTCTCCCATGCTCTATAAAAGGCTAACAAATCTTGATCCCATAGATAAAGAAGAGGGTCCCATACTTCATCTCCACATTTTAAACAAAGGTAGTAGACCTGAAAAGTATTTCCTAGTACCCCCTCATGAGGCAGGATGATTGGATACCATCCTCCAGCAGCACTGTATCTTAATAAATCTGGTCTATACCCAGCAGTGGTTAATATAGACCTTTGAATATAAAACTCACGTTGGCCTGGCTTCGGGAAGAAGTAATTTAAGCCCCAGCAATCATAGTCGCTCCGCTTCCGTGCTTCTTGTAACCAAAAGAAGGGCGTTCCTCCGGGCTGTGAATTGGATCTGGAGGGTCCAGCCTCAGGGGGAGCTTCCCCCGCGGCTGTACCTTCTCCTGTATAATCCTGGGCTCCGGCCTCCGAAGAGGACTCAGTACTAGCCGGGGACGCTGGAAAGGTTACAGATAGAAGTTGATCTGGCAGTTCAGCTAGAGGGGCTACATTATACTCACTTCCCATTGCAACAGGGTCCATAGGAGTAGGAGGAAAATATTCCTCAAACATACCACAGGGTGCTGGAGTTGGTATATCGTCCAAATCCTCCAGAGGGAATTCCTGCAGGAAACTCACCAGGTCATCTTTTACTGAGCCTTGCGTTTTGTAGGAAGCCATGACAAAATCTTAAAGACCAGTACTATTAAAATCAAAATTGTTAGTCCAATAAAAATTGGTTTTAAATATCCAAATATCCCAAATATTGATCCAGCTGTTCCCCCTAGGAAGTCCCCAATTTTACCAAGTACAGTTGCAGCTGCAGGCCAAATGTCCTTGGATGCAGAAGCAAGTTGTTTAATCCACTGTCCAGAATCTCCTTCGTGTAGATCCAATCGAAGAAGTTCAGCTTGTGCTTGTTCTACTTGTCCTTTTATACTCTCCCATGTAGAAGTTATTTGGACTTGAAAACCCTTGAGTTTGGTAATAATTCCTACCAGATGTGGAAGCTGCAATTTCAAACTTGTGGTCACGGGTAAAACTTCTGTGCTTGAATTTCCTGGAACTAGTGGTGGCTGAAATACTTCCCCTAGACATTTAACTGTTGCATTGACAGTCACAATTTGGGGTATGTATGGTTTAATATGACAATCTTGAAAATGTGACATTACAACATAGCTACCATTTTTTAAAGGTTGAATATAAGTATATCCTTTTTCTATTGTTCTTGCCTTGACAGGGCAATCACTTCCTGATTGGTTTCCACATGGTTGTTTTTCTTGGATCACCTCACAAATCACATAATCTTGTTCCTCACATTTATCTATATGTAGATAAGTACTTTTTCCACATTCCACATTTAGTATCTCATAAGGTTGTTCCACATTTATCTGTACTAGGTTGTCAGCTGAGTATACCAAATGACCTAGATTCATTATCTTCCAATTCGTGGAGTATATTACTCTTGGGATTATTATTTCATAATAAATTCCAATTTCCCATATAGTAGAAGTTACTCCTTCTCCTATTTCCTCTACTTTGTAGACCAGGGCTCTTGAAGCTCTTCTAAGAATCTTCATATCTTCGTCTGAGAGTTTCAATTGATCTTGTATCCATGAACTATCTATGAATGTCCAATCCATTCTATTTTCCATCAATAATAGTTTCAATTGAGTCAAATGTGTATGAAAATGTTGTATTGCTACAGCATTGCCCAAAATGGATATATCATGTAGGGTTGATTCCATCAAAGTGACTAAATGGTCTTTTAGCAAATACAGTCCCGATACCAAATGTTCATTGTTTAGATCTATTATCCTGGCTATCTTGCTAACAGTATTAGTTATTGTAAACCCAACAGCTTGAAGTTTTCCCCAATTATGTATCTCTCTCTTTTTCCTTTTTTCAGTCTTACATTTATCTACTGAGAATATTGTTATATTGGGATATGTAGGAGGCCATTTAGGACTATCTAAGCCTATAAAGGCTCTTTCTTTGTTGACCTCCTGAAGTGGTGTCTTAGTGAAATTCATAAAAGCATGGAGTCCTATTAGTGCCCTTTCTATTCCATGCTGTTGTGCAGCATTTAAACATTCTCCAAATAAAGAATACACTGTGTATCCGGGCATTCTTATTTTTGTTTCCTTTTCACAGATTGGGCTTGGAAAATGGCCTTGATAAGCTAGCCATCCAAAGTCTTGTAAATAAGAAGGGGAGCTATACTCAGAATAATAAAGACATTGCGTCTTATCTTCAAGGCACTTTGTTTGTTCAGGCCCTTCCTTAAATCTCCAATGTCTACAAGTATAAGGATGAACTTTAGATTTCTCAGAGAAATTGAAATTTTTACAAGCTGGGTGAACCGTGATATTGTGGGCCCATATATTACAATCACCTTCCCACAAAGAATAGTCACTTTTAGTGGTGTTAAGTAATATCACGGCTTCTGGATATTTGCAATAATCTAAACGAGTTATATTCCTAAATAATTTGTTCTGGCCCTGTGGGTGCCAATAGGCCGATAAAGCTCGGGCCTTCAATTTATTAGTTCCATTCAATAAAGTTTTTAATTTGTTCATTAACTTGACATCATTCTCTTCAGTTAACCCATAAGGAATATACCATTTTTCATATAATTGATCACTGCAAAATAAAACATGAGTGTAATTATTTTGACGTAGCCAAGGTGGAACCCAAAAACCCCCCATTCTTGCAGATCCAAAATAGTCCTTTGAAGTCCAATTTTCTGGCCTTATATTTTTTATCTCCAGATAGTAATCCCAAGCATTTTGGGGAGAGTATCCATTACCAGGTAATGGACACATATCCTGTACTACATCATCTGTAGGCCAGGGTTTTTGAGTTTCATTATAGGCTACTAAATAACAATGTTTGAATTCCTGAAAACATCTCTGGCTTATATATTCCTGTTGAGTCTTGGGATCCCCCAATGGGAGATCAAAATTCAACATCACATTTTGTAGGGAGAGTAATTCTTCTTTAATCATTTCCACTAAAATATGTTTATGTTCTTGTTTTATTTCTAAGGAGGTAGCAATACTTTCTGAATTAATTAATATGACTTGAGAAAGTCCCAAGACCCTCTCCTTGCCAATTATTGGCTTAGGATGAGGTTCGAATAAAATCCCCTGTGGCAAACTAGTCGTATTAATTTCAACTATATTTTCCTCTAGTATACGAATTAGATCTCTGGCTGATCGCCTCTTATTTTGAGGCATTGGAAAAACCTCATGTGATGTTGAATTCCAATCCAAAATTATACCAGGGACAGTTATAGCATTTCTCCATTGAATTCTAGCCATTACCACAAAACATGTGACCAAAATAACACTTGCTATTATAAGAGTAAATATTATCCATCCCATAATTCTAGTAGTAGTAGCACATGCCAGGTAACACATATATGAGCATTTCTGAGTCCAGGACGGAGTTGGGACATCTTCCTCTTCTATTTCTTGTATAAGAAGCTCTTTTTGCTCTGGAGGGAGACTTTGCAAATTTTCAGTTAATTGTCTTACTGCATTAGTTTTTTTCCATTTTAACCATTCATGAAGAGTCATAGGTCTCGCCATCCTTTTGATGAGGTGTGTACTTTAAATTATCTACACTTACAGTTCTACGTTGGCCGTTGTTGTCTATCACAACAGTTCGCTCATTCAAAACTTCCAAAATAGGTGTTGGTTTTTTCCATTTAGGTCTTAGTTGACTTGGCCTATATACCCTCTCCTGGACAAGAAGGCCAACGGATGGTGTCCACGTTTTTGCTGTAGAAGGAAATGGTTCTGGAGAAACAGTGGATAAAGTAGTTCTAATTTCTGATAAAAGAGCTAACTCTTCTTCACGTTTTAAGTCTAAAGTATCAGAGTTGGCAAAAGGTATATTACCATCAACCCCAAATAGTAATTGATGAGGGGTTAACTTTATTTTAGGGCTATATGTATTGTTGAGGGCTAACTGCACACTTGGGATTAGTGGATACCACTTTGCAGGCCTTCCCACAAGAAGTTTAGTAAGAAGTTTCTTAATTTCTTGGTTTTTCCTTTCCACTTTCCCACTACTTTGGGGGTGGTAAGGAGTACTGAATTCCAATGTGATTTCCTTTTCCTTAGCCCAATTGGCAAAGTCTGAGGAAGTAAATGCTGATCCTTGATCGGAATGCAGTATTTTTGGAACTGCAATACCCAAGAGAAAATTAAGAGACTTCACAGTTGCCCTTGTAGAAGGAGCCTTTGTGGGGTATAACCAACAAAATCCGGTGGCAGAATCCACTACTACCAATACGTAAGAGTAACCCTCAGAAGGAGGTAAAGGTCCTATATAATCAATATAATATTTATCAAAAGGTTTACTAGGCCTAATTTGCTGAAAAGGCCTAGTGGTGGTGAGGTTAGTTGAATTAGTTTGTAGACAAGGCATGCACGTTCGTAGACAGTGACTCACATCCTTCCTCATTTTTGGCCACCAGTACTGGTTTTGCAACCGCAAAAGGGTAGCTTCTCTTCCTGTATGAGCCAATTCATGCGCTTGTTTAACTAGTTTTGGCCTATCACTTAAAGGCGGTATAATTCTCTGTCCTTCTTTACGGATAACAATAAGATTAGGAGAATTATATTCATATTTTAAATTTTTAGGATATCCTTTTGGTAATTTTCCTTCTAATACTGCACGTAACTCTGTGTCCAGGCTTGGTTTTATTGTTATATTATTTATAGTATAACTTCCTTGTACAGCCAACTTATCGGCTAAAGCATTTCCTTGAGTATGTACAGAGGTTGAGGAAGGCTGGTGTCCTGGCTCATGGACTATTGTTATATTTTTATGAAGTAAGAGGGATTCGGATATGCTCTTCCACTTTGATATGTGTTTTAAGGGTTTCTTTTTATTATTAACAAAACCATTAGACCTCCAGAAGTTTAACTCATTATTTACACTTCGTGCTACATAATCACTATCTGTTACAATAAGTACTGGTCCTGTCACCTGTAGGGCCTTTTTGCATGCAAATTCTACTGCAGCTATTTCAGCATACTGTGCTGTATGATCTCCTAATGGAATACTCCATTGATGTTTTATTTGGAAATTGGGTTCATAAATAGCCTGAACTATACCCATGCCTGAAGAATGAGTTTTAGTGGGATCTGGGGATTTAATGGAAGATCCGTCGGTATAGAAAACAGCTAAATACTGATGTAATGGTAACATAGGGTTATAATCATCTGTCTGAGTAGGAGGCATTTCTTTTAAGTCTGGTAATGTTTTATCATATATAAATAAAAATCGGGGGTCTTCTATATAACTAAGCCAGGATAGCCATCGTGTAGATAATGCCTTTCTTTCAGGTAGAGTAATTTTTTGTAATTTCTGCATAGATACTATAGGACTATATATTTCTATAGGTTGTCCAATTGCCAAGTCTATTCCTTTTATAATTGCCTTATGCATTGTAGTAAGAAGTTTTTCTACAGGTGTAAATTTTTGTTCTGTATGGTTAAAAACATGGGATGCATATGCTATTGGTCTTTTTCCATTTTTATTGTAAAATCTTATATATCCTGTCGTATTTGATGCATTTATTTTGATTACTAAAGGTACTTCTCCATTTCTTTGTTCCAGATTATCTGCATGATTTAGTGCTATTATTAAATTATTTAAAGCTTGAGAATGTTTAGGTTCCCAGGAAATAGATTGTCCCTGGGCAGTAGAAATTAACTCATATAGAGGTTTTATTAATTCAGAGAAGTTGGGTATAAAATTTCTAGCAAAATTTAATAATCCTAATATGCTCTGTAATTGTTTTAAACTATTTGGAGGAGATATATTTCTCAATTTTTCTTGAAATTCCTCTGTTAGTCCCCTTCCATATTTACTAATAGTGAATCCTAGAAAAGTTACTTCATATCTACATAAATTTGATTTCTTTAAAGATACCACATATCCAGCCTGAAGAAGTTTTTGGAAAATTTTATCCAATACTTGGAAATGTTGATTAATTGTTTCTGTACTAACATATATATCATCTACATAAACATTGACATTCGGTATTTCCTTTAATAAATCCACTACGTCTGCCGTAAATAAGGCTGGGCTATTTAGAAATCCTTGTGGTAGTCTGGTCCATACATATTGTTTTCCTTCCCATGTAAATGCTGTAATCCATTGCGAATCTTGATCTATAGGATGTGCCCAAAATCCATTAGATAAATCTATAGTTGACTTATATTTTTGTCTCACTAAATTAGTTAGTATTCCAGCTGAGTGTTGGTTTTGGGCAGCTATTAAAGGAATAGTTTTATTTACAGCCCGATAGTCTAAAACCATTCTCCATTTTCCTTCGGTTTTTGGAACAGGATATATTGGAGTATTCATAATACTATTTTGTTGTTTTAATACTCCTTGCTTAAGTAAATCATTAATTACTATTTGAATTGAAGGTTTGGCTTTTGGATTTATGTGATATTGTTTCTGAGGCTTTGGATTTATAGTGCCAGTAGCAATTATATGGGGAGTGATTTGTCTATTGCCTACTTGATTCTCCCATTGTTGCCATAATGGATCATATTTATCCAAGAGTTTATATAACATTCCTTTTTCTTCTTTAGTAATGTCAGCCCTTTTAACAATATTGTCTTTATAGTCTTGTATGGGTAATTTTTCAGTTAATTCTATTCCTCCAGGTTTAAACCAGGGTATATCATTTGGAGTTATTAAAGCATAAGAAAATGGGGATGGAATTACCTCTGTTTCTATCTTCTTACCATTTATTTTTAATTTAATATAATATGCATCTCGTTGTGTTTTTCCGTTTACAGTTTCTATTACATGTTTCCCTATAGGTTTTTCTTGTTCTAAATATACTTGTGGTATACAAGTGATTTGTGCTCCTGTATCCCAATATCCTATTAATTTTTGATCATGAATTTCCACCTGAAGCTGATGCTGGGGTTGATACATTTTGATTTGGATTTATATTAGGTTGATTTGTATTGTCTTGATTAGGAACAACTTGTACGGCATTAACCGTCCTATTTTGGTTTCGATTTCGATTTTGCCCTTGACTTCCGGGTCTTCGAGTGTTATTTTGAGTAGTATTTTCTCGATTAGGTGGGTTGTTTAATGGCTCACGATTCCTATAGGGATTTGGTCCTCCACCATATCGGGGAGGTTGATTTACTCTAGGCCTGAAATTATAATTTGGATTACTGTTTCTTCCCTGACTTTCAGTTGTRGAACTTGTAGAACCAGATGTGGTTACTGTTGGAGTTGTTGCTGGCTGTCCACGCCCTTGGAAATTTGGCGTTGTGCCTCTGCCTCGGCCTATATTGCGGCTTCTTCCTCGCCCTCTACCAGTGGCTCCTCGGGCAGAACTAACGGTAAGAGAGGGAGATGATTGATTCCTAATATTTTGTCCCATGTAATTTAAGCCTAATATATCAAATACTCTCCTTAGGATGGAAGCAAAATTTACTGCCTTTAAATCATCCGTAGGATATTGATCCAGATATCCTTGCATCATAGCTACCACTGCCTGTCCTGGTAATAGGGGACGCAAAATTCCCCAAGTTAAAGGGAAGTTTTGTCCCGTAAACGTCATTCCAATTTGATAGGCGACTAGAATTCCTTCTTCTTTAGTTACTTGTGATAAAGTCTGTGGTAATGCATGCAAGGGTATCATTCCATTAACTCTGGTATAAAGGGCAGAGGCTATTTGTGTCCAGGAGTTGCACTCATGTGGTTGTAAAATCAAACCTCCATGCTGAGGTAGTAAAGCATTCACCAGTCGACATCTTATATCTGGAGTATTAGTGGGCATAACTCCTTCTATGGCACTAGCACTCTTGGCTATCCATAACGGTACCTTTTTAGGGTCTACTGGTGTATTCCCTATGACAGTTCTAATTTGTGAAATAGGTAGGACAGACAATATTCCTGAGCCTAAGTCTCCCATTAAAGGTAGTGGTGGAGCAGAAGGCTGCATAGGTCTAGAGGGTTGTATATATGTTTCATGTAATCCCGTTGGTTGATATACAGATGGTGGTAAACCACTAACGCCACCTGGTGTTGAAGTAATTATAGGGGCGCTAGTGGGTTGGTTTATTATTCTTTCTCTTAGTCTAGTAATAGTTTCATGAGCATCTTCATTTTCTTGTTTTAGCATTATTATATCACCCAGCATTCCTTCAGCTACTCTGCTTAAAAAGTTTAGATGTTCTCTATATAGAGCAGGTGTAAGTTCTACATCAGCTACTTCTAGAGCAGACATGGGATTAAAATCATTCCAAGCATCATCTGTATATAAAAAATTTCCATCACATAAAGGCCCATATCTTTCAGTCCCTGGGGATAAGTTTATACCGTCAAAAACTCGATCCATCTCATCTAAAGTTGTTTCTAAAATGGGATCTCTTAATGGGTTAAACATTCTATCTACTAATTCCCAGCGAGGTTGACTGAGGGGGTTTCCACTTTCATCTTGTAATATTATTCTTACTCTGGTATATCGGGGAAAAGGCCCCCACCATCCCTCAGTCATTCTTAATACATAATGAGTTAAATGAGGAGGATTGCCAGAGAGGCTATTTTCCTGTAATAAAACAGTTAATCGAGCAATATCCAGATTTCCTCGAGCCATCTTCTTTCTGCGTACAGAAAGTCCCTAGGGTATTATCCTTCCTAAAAATTTGCTTGCACTTCGAGCCCCACGTTGGGCGCCAATTGTTGTGGATTTAGTATTAAATATATGTTGCCTATGGGATTCCCCCTCAGGGAATCACTTACAGGTTTTCACTTAACACTACTGCTTCACTCTATTGGAGTATAGAAGCGACAACAATACAGAATATTGGTTCTCGAATGCAAGCGGTTTAATTAAAACAGAGTTACAAAATAAGTGCAGTAATAAAGATTTTTACTCACCAAGCCTGGAGAGATCTCAACCTCTCTACACGCAGGTAGATAGGAGGAAGGATCCCTCTTACAATCTACTCTTCATTTTTATAGCAATTTACTACAGACTTGAAACATTTGGGTTCGGACGAGAAAAAGGCAAGAGACCATTTACGTGAACATGAATGAGTATCGAACATGTGCACGCATGATCTCTTAGACTAGAGCTCTGCGCATTAAAGCTTGTTCTTTCTTCTTGCTGAATGAGCTAGAGCCCTAATCCTTTAATCCTAGATGTTTTGACTTACTTAAAGGTTTCGCAATCTCCCCAGACCTGCTGTAAGGAGACTCGAACCAAAAACCTCAAGGGGTTTTGATATCTATAGACCTGTTACCTATAGAAATCGAAACCCTGAGGACAGATGTTCAACCCTGAAAGTTTCATACTTAGTCTTGGTGGTTTACTACGTAAGCTTGTTTTCTATGATTATGAGTCATTATTACTGGAGTGCTTTTATTCATGCAGATTTAARCCTTATGCATAAACTATTTTACTGATATTCATCTGAATCTTCTCCACTTGGATCCGATTCATTACACATACACCAATCATAAGCCCTTGGATTCCATCGATCCTTTTTTTCTATATCAAGAGGGTGAAACACACTTCTCTTGGAAACATATTTATCTCCATTGGGTCGAGTTAACTTAAAACCGGCAGGTACGGCTTGACTAAGCCAACTTTGAATTGTTTCCCCAGTACTACTTTTAGTTAGTCTAGGAATCATACTGAACCAAGACTCAGTTTCCCATTCTTGTTCTTCATCTAATTCATCAAAGGGAAAGTCTGGATCATAATAATCCTTTTTATATTTTTTGGTCCACAACA